TCGGTATCGACGAACTTCACGGTGCCGTCGGTCAGCAGGAGCTGAGCCTTGTTGCCGATGAAGCTGCCCTTGCTGGCGGTCGCCAGAACGAGAGCGTAGTTGCCGATCTCCTGGATCTGCTCAACATAGATGATGTAGCCATACTCATCGAGATAAACGGTGTAGTCGTTCTTGACGGAGACATTGCCGAGCTTCTCACCGGCGGTGGCGAGAGACATCTTGTACTCGGTGCCGCTGATGGTCATGCCGTTGTTCTGGTCCTCGTCCTTGGCGCTGTTGATGGTCTTGGAGACATAGCCCTCGACCTTCTCGGCGGCCTTCACGCTCTTGACCTCATCGGCCTTGGCGCTGTAGGTGTAGAGAACAAAGGTGTCGTCCTCAAACTTCTCATCGGTCTCATACTCGACCTTGGTCAGGGTCACGCCCTTCAGGTTGACCGGATAGGTCTTGCCGTTGCCGCCGTTCTCGCCGGTGATCACGATATAGGCGTCGCGGTTGTCGGTGGCCTTGACGGTCTTGGCGACCTCGCCGATGTAGGTGATGATCTGGGTGATGACCACGGTGTCGGCCACGTCGTCATAGAAGACCTCGGTCAGAACGCCGTTGCCGTTGGAGTTGACAGCCGCGCCGATCTTGGTGTCGTTGGCCTTCTTGATGTCGGTCGCGGCGGCGGTCTTCACCTCGCCGTTGACCCAAACGGTGACATCCTTCGCGGCGATGTCGTCGCTGAGGTTGAGATCCTTGTAGATGTCGCTGGCCTTGACCGCCTTGGTGTAGGTCAGGTCAGCCGCATCGGCATAGGTGCCGACGGTCTCGGACTTCCAGGTCCACTTGGTGGCGGGACGGCCGAAGTCATCGGTGGTACCGATCTTCTTGAGGTTCTTGTAGAGCTTCTCGCCCAGCTCGATGAGGTAAGCGTTGGAGTTGGAGAGCTTCTCGTTGGAGATGGTCTGCTCCTTGGCGATGGTGTTGGTGACATAGGTGGGCTCGGAAGCGCCGAAGTTGATCTCAGCGCCGTTCACGATGATGTTGCTGCCCTTGGTGTCATACTCAACGGTGGGGGCCTCAAGAGCGTTCAGGCACATCTTGGCGGCCTTCTCACGGGTGATGACCTGGTTGACAGAGCCCTCGATGCCGTCCATCAGCTCGGCCTTGGCCATGAGCTTGCTGGTGTTGATGGCCCAGTCAGCGCCGACCATGCCGGCGGCCTTGGCATCGTAGCCGAGCTCGACGAGCAGCATCTTACCAAACTGCAGGGCGGTCAGCTGACCGGCGGGGTCGAACTTGCCGTCGCCGACACCGGCGACAACGCCGGCCTTCGCGCAGTAACCGACGAAGCCGGCGGACCAGCGAGTGGAGGCCACGTCGGTAAAGGTAGCGCCGCCCACGAGGGCGTCAGCGGCCTTGTCACCGAGCTCGAGGTACGCGATGATCTTCGCGGCCTGCTCACGGGTCAGGTTGTCCTTGGCATTGAAATTGCCCTTTTCATCGCCAATGAACACGCCAACGGCGTTCATGACGTCAACAGCTTCCTTGTAGTCGATCTTGTCGGCATCTTTGAAAGCTGCGTTGCTGATGGTGACGAGGGACATGGACATGACCAGCGCCAGCACCAGAGCGAGTAACTTTTTCATATAATGTTACTCTCCTTTCTGAAATTTCCGTTTCCGGTTCTGCGGCATCGTATATTTTTCCGCGTTTCGGTGCGATTTTCTTTTGTTTATGCACGTCGGCTCGTTGAGGAGGGCGTCCGTCAAAATCCTGCCTTTGTGCAAAACGGAGAAAATGTTGCAAAAACGGGTCAAATAGGCGATATCGTATCCCCATCACAGAAATTCAGGAAGGAAACAACAAACAATAACAATTAGAGCAACACCAGCTCCTACAAGCAAAAGCATCTGTAAACAAAAATCATCAAGCATTTTATCTTTATCATTTTTCATTTAATCACCTTACAGTTTATTATATTCATTAGTTTATCATATATTCATAGCTTGTCAATAACCTAAAGAGAGCATTTTGCTTATCGTGGTGTCACTCAGCCCCATTACATCAAGAAAGTAATGGGGCTGTGTTCGCTCGCTGGCGCTCGCTAGTGCATATCTATTCGCTAACCGCGCTAACGCTTGGTTACAAAATAGAAACGCCGAGGCAGAGCCTCGACGCTTTCTATTTTCTTTACCTCTGATGGCCAGAACGTTTTGGACCAGAACCAAGAAGAGCAGCATTATACTTTTCCATAAGCTTAGCATACTGTTCAGCAGAAACAGAACCATCACCGGAAGTAGAACCACCGGTAACATCAAGACCAAGAGCCTTAAGAATAGAATTGACAGCTTGAACATAATTCGAAGGATAGTTCTGCTCAAGAAAAACCTGATTCTCAAAACCTTTATCAGTCTGATACTTACCAAGAGCATAATGAGCATTTGCAGAATACTTTGAAGCATCGGCACCGATCTGAGCAACGAGCTTCTCCATTGCGGTGTACTTATCGGCTACGGCCTCTTGCGTCCTGGCATTAACATTAGCTGTCTGAAGCTGTGTCTGAGCCGAAAGAACAGAGCCGAGAATCTGAACCAAAGCAGCATTAGCAGAAGTATCAACCTCGCCTTTAGCTCCTGCAGAGGTAACGCCGGAAGCGGTAGCGCCGGAGGTAACGGCAGCGCCGTTACCTCCCATAGCAGAAAGCACCGGATTAAGACCAGCGGCTTTAAGATCGCGAATCTCACGTTGATGCGCAGTATTACTCATGTATTCCTGCCAAGAACGGCTTTTAGCGGCTTCCTGAGCGTTGAACTGCATAGCCAAGGCATTTTGACGCTCCTGCCAGTCGCGTTGCTCAGCGGCTAACTGTGCGCTTCTGGCGGTGTTCTCTGAAGCAGTCCTCGTAATACGAGAAAGAGCAGAATCCAAATTTCCGACAACCGGCACACGCTGAACCTGAGCGGCATCCTTACCAGAAGTCATAAAATCACCTCTTAATGATGGTCGATCAGACCAGGAATAGAGTACATAGGCATAGGACGTGTAGTCCGATTCTTGATGTAGATATCAGCAAAAAGCTGATTGCTGACAGCGGAAGTGACTGCAAGCACACGATCCACGTTCGTCTTATCCTCACGAATCCACGAATCCGAAAGCATAGGCAAGGCAGAATAATCATCAGCCAAATGCCAAACATCAAGTGACTGCGGATACTGAGAACGCATCTCGCCGGTGACGCAAGAGGGCTTATAACGATAATCAGCCCACGCTTCCTGATAGCCAAAGACCTGATCATCAATGACAGCGCCAGCAGAATCCTTAACACCGGGACCCTGAGCAAAAATCTCCTTGTTCTTCACAGCCTGTTCGCCAATATTGGCGAAAACAGGCCAGTAGTAATCAAAGCGATCCTTACGAGACCAGAAACGTTCAAGGCCCTGCTGATAAGTGTGATCATAGCGAGCAACCATGACGCCGATAACAAAACCATGCTCCGTGAAAGACTTGGTGAAATCGGAATGCGTATCCGTAGTGACAGACATACCAGTGACAGTACCTTGTGCAGTCTCACCGGAAGCCGTAGCGGACTGCTGCACAACCTGATTGATATTGATAGGAACACGGTTACCGCCAAGGTATTCGGGACGCTGGAGGCGGGCATCCGGAGAAGTCACACCGAAATGAGACTTAAGAATCTCAATGTAACGAGAACCACCACGAGCGTCTTTCTCGTAAAGCTTCTGAATCTGGAACGCCATACGGAGCTGGTTGATAGAAGCACCAAGACCACCGGAAGACTCAGCCCAAAGATTGGTAGGATCAAAAGTACCAGAAGAGTTAGGGCCAGTAACACCAACATTAGATGCAGAAACAGAAGCTTTCAAGTAATTGTCAGTAAAAACATTGAGAGCTTGAAACGAAGTCGGAGTAGTGCCATAAACACCAGAAAGAGTATAACCACCAGGATCATGTACCTCATTTTTGGTAACAACAGGATAAACACCGGACGTGGCCGAGGGAATCAAAACATCCGGACCTTTCTGCGGAGAAGGCAAACAACTGGTGAAATAGTCGTGATACTTGGCAGCCTTATAAGGGAGACCGCCTTTCGCAACATCGGTCACAAACGTGCCGGTATTCACGCCGGCTACAGTAGCATCATCAACGGGAACGACGAGCGGGTCAGATAGGTTTTCATCACGAAACCACTCGTTCATAACCAACGCATAAGCTCGGAAGGGAAGAGCACTAACGGAAAGAGAAGGAACGCCAGTAGGCACACCGAGATAATCGGCAATAGTTCCAACAGACCACCCGCTATCAGAAGGAGCAGTAATCTGAGGAATTTCATACTCAGTCTGAGGAATCCACGCAGATTCGGTATTCTCACCGTTGAACTGCTTCCAATGAGACCAAGTAAGACGATTCGGTACGAAGAAGAAATACGTGTCAAGATAGATGTTATCCATGACCGGAGTAAGCAGCGTCTGCAGGCGCACAACCTTGGATGTGTCCACGTTGAACGTATCACCCGGTAATACTTCGTCAAGGAAAAAAGGAACAATGTCACCAACGTTAAACGAAGTCTTAAGAGAATGCGAGCGGTCAAACGTCGAGCGACGAATATCAATGTTTGTGGGATTAAGCGCAAAATGAGATTCAACATTGCGGTTCATTCGGTAACCTCCTTTTTAGGCTCAACAACCGGTTTTTCCTCCTGTACGGACGGGTCAGACTCTCGCTCGGGCTTGATTCCGAGCTTGTCGAGGAAATCAGGCTTGTCCATACCGGCCATAAACTCCGCAAAATTATGATTGAACTTTGCGCGGATATCGACGGGCAAAGAATTGAAAAAGCTCTGACCTTCATTGACCCTGTTCAGAAGCTCAGCGTAAGACGTAGGCATATTAGTGAAATCACCATAAGCGCCTTGGACACGCGAAAGCGCGTCAACGTCGCCATTCTGATATCGAGCAAGAATCACGTGGATATCAACGGAATCTGCGTGCGATTGAATGAAATCGTAAAGATCTTCTCGGCCAGATTCAACGAGATCCATAACACCAGTTTCATCAAATTTAGGCTGATAGAGAATCCGTTCGCGCTGACCTCCATTTGAAATGAAACGAGTTCGCGGACGATACTGAGTAACGAATCCAAGCTTTTCATCATACATGATCAAACATCCTTTCTTTGAATGGAAGTACCATCCAAAATAACCTCGGGGAGCTGCGTGGAGATCGTGCCGGTCTCATTGTCAAACTCACCAATCTTACAGAGAGCATAGTCCTCAATGTGGGAAAACAGAAGGCTTTCCTTCTGCATACAGGCATGAGCGAAATTCCGCATAGCGGAAGAATCGTTCTGATCTACCGTGGGAGGAAGAAAGCCCGTCCGGGCATCGCGGATAGAGTAAACACCGTATTTCATTCGTACAACTCCTTTACACCTTCAATACTGAGCGAAACATCAACGGAATCCTCAGGAATCTGAGCAAAAATACGAGCCAAAGGCTCAACCGGAACAACATAACAAACGGTATCAACAAGATCGTCACCGTCATAAACACCAACAGTCAACTCAAGCTTCACAGCCGGATACCTCCACGAAAAACAGTCGGGTTAATGTTGATCTTCTTGGACTTTGCAGCAGTACGGCGAAAGACCTTCTTGTCTTTCTTGGGACGCATCTTTTTACGCATTAGATACAACTCCTTTTCAATGATTTTATTCGGGCCAGCTGGTTCCGTTCTTCAACGGCAAGCTGGTCTAAATAACTAAGTGTGGTTTTCTGTAGTTTTGCTTTCTGCGCTTCAGCTGCCATCTTCTGACGGACGGCCTTAAGCTTAGCAGACTCTTCCGGACAATCGAGATCAAACAATTTGTCATAATACTTCGGAGGTCGAAACTTCCTTCCTCCTTTCTCAGTCGAAATGTTAATGAACTCATGTTCATATAGGTCGGGATGATCTTCATAATACTGGCGGGCAATGCCAGGCTTGCGAGACATAAGCGAAAACTCAGGAACAATATTGAAATTCTCGTAGAACTCAGCTTCCGGGCCGGTGAGCTTCTTCATGACGTAGCGAGCGGTATAGGCGCAAGTCTCCCAAGTCACCGGAGCTACAACAGCATAGCCGTTAGGCCAAACCTCTTTAAGCGATGGCGAATTGTAGTAGGTAAAGCCTTGAAAAGATCGCTTGTAGAAAACAAGATCGTTAAGCTCAAGACCGAAGATAATCGCATGGTAGTGCGGACGAAATGACTCTGATCCATACTCACCGGAAGCAAAAAAACGAATACCTTCACCAAACTTCTTTCGGAGACGCTTCATAAAAAGCTGAAAATCTCGCTTTACAAGGGACATACTCGGCAGAGCCTCGCCGGTCTCGGGATCAGAATAGTAATGAATCGGAACATGAGCATCATCATAAGTAAGCGTTACAAAGTAGCTAGACTTGTGATATTCAAGCTCGAGCATACATCGATTAGCCCATTCACGCGATCTCTGAATCCGACAACCAGAACACTTTCCACAGGGAATTTCAATGAACTCCGTAACATCACCAGGACGACCAATAGGCGGACTGCGCATACACGCAAAACCATCGCCAGAACGTTCAAGATGGTCTACCTCATAGCTCGTCACCTTAAGCAACCGTTTACCATCTTTTTCGCCTAAAACAAAGGCTTTCAGCGGATGATAGCAGGGCAAGAAATCACCTTCTTTGTATGGGGATATCGTATCCCCCATACATTTTTGGAAATTTCAAAAATTTTTGCAGAAATAGAAGGCGTTTCGGGGATCGTCGCGAAAAAATGGGTAGACGGAAGGGTAGACGGCGGCCTCCTTGGAAAACCCGCAAACCCTTGCGCCCCAGTCGTTTCGGCGGGTAGCCATCGGGTAGACATGGGCGGTTTTGAGGCAGGCTGCCCGTCAAATGCAACAAAATCCGACGATTTTAGCACTCTTAGAGTGAGAGTGCTATAATTCATAGTCCGTTCACACAAATGCGTATCTTTGGACACAATTCCGGGGTAGACTTTGAGTCAAGAAAAGCAAAGGAAGGCAAGCTCCCGAGGCTTTCCAAATCTCGAATTTTCGGAGGTATTCATT